ATTGGTGGACTTATGAATCTACATTTATTCAATGCATTCATGTCTATTTGAGTTTCTGCATTGTATTGTTGTGTATTGGTTTGTTGTTGATTACTTTGTGTGCTAGTTTGTATATTGTTCTTTGTACCATTTCTTATTTTATCAAAATTATTTATAGTTAAATTACCTTTTAAATTCTCAAGTAGAAAGAATGTTTTAAATGTTGGTTTATATATTCCATCTATAACTATGTTCTTTCTCATAATCTTTAATGTAGTTTCAAACATTTTAAGTGCGGCTCTACTTGCACTGAAATTGTTTGAGAATAACATTACTGCAATTTCAAATGGAATGTTTTGACTTGCGAATATGTATTTTGCATTTGCATCTAGGAATGCTTCAAAATTTACATTTGGTCTTTTAGTATCAAATGACTTCATGGTTTTACCAACACCTAGATTTATGAGAAGTCCATTTGTCAGTTTTAATATTGCTTGTTTAGTGCTGTCTTCTAGCTCTGGATTATAAGCAGTACTTTTAACCAATTCTCTTCCAACAAGTATTGGATTCTTTCCATCGCTTTGATCTGTATGTTCTATTACAGTTGCTAATTTAGAATTAACTTCACTTGCTGTTACTTCATTCTCTGTATATTTTGAGAGTTGGTCTATCTTTTGAATAATTGAGCAGATACTTGATACACCCCTTACTTGACTTATTCTACTATTATTAGCATATACGAGCCAAGCTTGAGTATTTCCTTTAGAGTCTTTTGCGGTTATTCGTTCATTTGTTCCATTCTCTGTTGCTATATAATAAGCTACATGCTCTCCATTTTGATTAATTTCTACTCCATCTATTACCTTATTGTTTGTAGTGCTAGGAGCTCCGCCACAGACATCTCTTCCATCTATTATTTGTAATTTTACTATACCATCTTTTACTCTTCTAATTATAAGGCAATCTCCACAGAGTAAAGTATTAATCATTACTGTGATTGCTATTGTATGAATATCACTTTGATTATTGTTTGAAATATATTTTGAATTACAATAAATACCCCATATACTTTCAACATACTTTGTGAAGTCTGTTTCTATGTTTATATTGTATTTCTTTTTTAAAATTGTTTTATCTGGTTCATACTGAAGTTTTAAACCATCGCCTACAGCAAACTGAGTAAGTCTATCTATTACTATCTTTGTTATGTCTGTTGTTAGGTATAAGTTCCAAGCACGATTTGCCATGCTGTAGTAGTCTATATCATACATTAATGGTAGACCAAGAGTTCTAAAGTTCTTTTGACCATCAAAGTTGATGTATCCGTAACTTCCGTAGTTGAGGACGGTAGGTTGAGGTAGAAGACTATGTTGTTGAGTGTTTAATGTTGGAAGTTCAGTGTTATTACTTTTGGAATCTATGTTGTTTGTTGGAACTATATTCTCTTCTAGTTTTTCTGTGTTAGTTACTGGTTGGCTAGTAGCTATTGGTTGGTTAATAGTTTCTTTTGCAATAAACTTTGATTTAAAAAATTTAAACATTTTCATCTCTGATTATTATTACATTTAATCCTTTCTCTTCTTGAATCGCTTCATTGTATCTTCGTTCCCAGTATTGAATCTGCTTCAATAATTGTTCAGTACTATAAACAACTCTTGTTACTGTTTGACCTGTGTTGAGGCTGTATTCTGCAACTCCATTGTTTTTACTGGCTTCAATCATTGAGTTGCGGAGATTGTCTAGGATGATTTTGATTTCTGTACTGGTCATGTGGTTGGTGTAAATGGATATGTAAAAAGCATTACTTGAAAGTAATGCTTTATAAGTTATTAATTTTTATGTGGTTTTATTCTGATTCTTTTAGATTTTTATCATATTTGAGTTCAAAGGCATTATTTTTTGTAGTATACAACTTCACTTTTTCAATATCGGTATTTGGGTCTATTTTTTTCTCCCAAAAATTTATTTTAGTTTTTACCTGTATATAATCTCTTGAAATGCTGTATAATGTTTCAAGCACATATTTATTATTAGGTTTAATTCCAATAAATCCAACATTCCTTGTTGCGAATTGCAAAGTGTTACCTGTTATATTGTTTTTACTAATAACTTTGATATTTTCAATGTCTATATCTATATCTCCGATATTTTTTACCGATATTAACAAATCCAGTAAACTATAAAAATTTCCATTTTCACTTTTATATTCATAATTCAAAATGTTATATTTTCCTTCTAATTTTTCTTTCTTTGATCTTGATAGCCATAGTGCAACTATAACAGCCCCCATAGTTCCTATTGCTGTTAATCCGTTCATTATTGAAGTTATAAAACTATCTGGTCTACATGAATTTTCTTGTTGTAAGTACATTATAAAAATAATGCCAACAAAAACAACTAAAATTATTAACCACCAGTATGATTTCAACAGTTCTTTTATTTTTGAAAATATTTTCATATTAAGAAAAATTATTCATTTATCTTTATTCTATTTTGATTTTCATACTTATCAATAATTATCGTTTTTGTTCTTGTTTCAAATACTCAAACACCTCTCTACTATTCTCAAACTGTCCATTCTTTACTAACTCATTCACTAGAAACTCTGCTCCACACAAACAATATACACACAAGTCAAATGCTTCGTTTCTTCCGTGTTGTTCCCATTTAATATTTATTGAACCATTTTCTAGTTTTTCTTTTATTCGCCTTTCTGTAGTCAATTGTCTGAAGTACTCTTCAGTATATTCTTTTGCAAATGTCATGTATCCGTCTGGGTAGGATTCATTAGTTCTCCATTCTGAGTTTAAGAACCTTACTATTTGATTTTTGTATAAGCTTACATAAATCTCTAATAGGTATAATCCAGAATAACTATCAAGTTCTTTTAGATTAAATTTCTTATTTGTAAGTAATGTAGTATTAACTCCCTTTACTGGAATAAAAACTCTCTCATCATCTCTTTGACAAAATTTATATACTAAGTCTGTCTTTTCTCCATCTCCACTATCTATTAGAATTACTTTTACTAGCATTCCATTATGGAAGATTTCATCTTTAATTCTAAAGAGTTCTTTCCAACAATTATCAAGTGGATCAGATGTATTTCCTTTAAATACTCTATGATCTATTCCCCAGCATCTCCATCTATCTCCATATGCTTTGATTTCTATTTCTAATCTATCATCTTGTATATCACAAGCTCCTACAAGGAAGAGAGCATCCTTTGGTATAAAGTTATTACTTCTATTCTCTTCTTTAAGTCTTCTTACTTTGTATATTTCTACACCTGCAATAGTTTCTTCAAATGGAAGACCAAGAGTTAGATTGTAAAAGCTTTGTAGCTTTACTGGGTCTCTTCCAGCTTCAAGAAAGTCTGATACACAATCTTCCCAGCTTTTGAATAGTGAGTATAAGGCTGATAGGTGGTAGCTTCTATAATGTGGTTTCTTTGCTTTTGTAGTTGGTATCCATTCACCACTAAGGAGCATTTTCTTTTTATGATAGTCTTTAAGGTCTGCTCCACAATGTTTACATCTATAAACTACCGAATTATAGTTTCCATTTTTACACTCTTCAGAATTAAAAATTAAACCATATGGTTTGGTTTTAATGTTTATACTATTGTTTGGGTTATTGTTTGTTTTATTTTCTTTAGTATTATTTGTTTCATTTTTATCAATCTCTGTAGCTTTACTGTCTTCATATTCTCCACCATCACTACTATAAAATATAAGTTCTTGTTTCTGATGACAGAAAGGACAAGGAACATAAAACTTTCTTTGATCTCCTTTCTCATAAAATTCTTTGATGTTTGAACTACAAGATAAAAGTGGAGTTGATATATAACCAATTTTTCTTGTTCTACTATAACTTTCTGTTCTTTTTACTGCAAGGTCTATTGGGCTACCCTCACCAGCAATGCTTTTTGGATAGGTATCAAGCTCATCAAGAAATAGTTTCTTTATTGGCAAACTTCTAAGACTATTTCCATTGTGGCAACCACTAATTCTGAGGAAACCTCCCAA